TTGATAGTTTCTCTTGGAGTGGCAAGAGTAGAGCCTTCACCTAAAACAATCGTTAAGTCACCAGCCGCATGTGTTACAGAAGACTTGAACCAGAACTCAAGCGTATCGTACCTACGCAGGTCTAACGAACTAATATCTTTATAGCCAACAGTTGCTGCGGATACTCCACTCAAATACATACGGGTAGAACTGCTGAATGCTTTGTTATCTTCAGAGTCAGCTACGATTGTTACTGCTGGTGGGCTATCTTCTTGCAGCAAACTTACTGTCCAAGCCGTACTCGCCTCATCAACCTTTTTACCTGAATACTGATGCCGATAATCTACCTGTGAGATTGCTGCCATTGCAGTGGGTATGTCGTAACGACTGTCTCTTATATGACCGTGGTTAGAAATATCTTCGTTGATAACAAGCCCACGAGGAGTCCTTTGAGTTATTGCTTGGTTGATGAACTCATGGATTCGTTCAGGTGGATACTCAGCGCGCCAGTATTCGTAGGTGTCATCAGATGACGTAGAACCTGCTGCTGGCTTGAAGGTGAATGTACCCGTTGAACTGGTGTAGTCCGTTACTCGACGGATAACTCCATCATTGGCACCAGAAGTAAATATAATCCAGCCACCGTTATATTCGTTATCGCCGCCAATAGTGCTGGCATCAACGATTGTTGTAGAACTTCCTGTTCCAGTAGCCGAACTTGATGGGGCTTGATCTAAGTTCGCTGCAATAGACCGCCTGATCTGCTCTCTAGTTCTGCTTTGAAATGCAGCCACGATATACCTACCTGCTTAATCTACGCCTTCTTCTCCAGTCAGCTAAAGATTTTAGACCACCTTTTAGATCGTCTAATTTTCCCTTGCTAACCGTATGGGTTGCTTGTCGCTTTGCAAAAGCCTGTGCTTCTTGCCCTGCAACTTCTCGTTCTTTATGAAGGAGTTCTTCTAACTGATGTCCTTCAAGCCTAGATGCTCCGGGTATGTAAACACTCTTTCCATACCCAACATCAAAGGTTTCTTCGGACGGTTGCCCGATCACACGTTCAACATCTTTAGAGAGGCTAACCTGACGATGCCCTGCTTTTCTACCTGCGGACACAGGTAGCCATATTTGTTGCTTCGCCAAGTTAACCCCCTAGTGATTATTACGACCTGATGTTCAGCATGACAAGCCCGTAGTCAGTCGCTATTGATACAACGCCCATAGCAGTACCAATCGGAACTTGGTCAGTTGCTCCTGAAGAATCAAAGAGAGTCGCTGCGCCGTCCTGACCAGAAACTTGGCTAACCGCAATACCATCACCAACTATCAATACGGTAGTCCCGCTAACCAGTACAGACGATATTCCTGCTGTCTGTAGCCAGCAGTAATAACTTGCTGTTACGGGAATAGTCGTTACACCTAGTGGTCCTGTGCTAGCCGTTCCATCACCATCAATAACCTTAACAGCGGTGTACGGGTTATAAACCAGTTGCGCTTCAGTTGAGGTTGTAATAGCAGACCTAAGACCATCTGACTCATCAATAGTAATTATTACAGTTGCGTCATCAGAAGCGTCGTGGGCAGGGTGAGACCTTATTCTGTATACCTCACCTTCACCAGTACCGTCATTAAAGACCAGATAGCCGTCTTTGTACTGATTTTTGGTCAGGTCGGTAGTGGGTACTTCCAGACTAACAGTGAAGTCACCAGTGCTGTGTGTAGCCGTAGGCGGGACATCCATGTCGTGATCGCCCACAAGAACTGACCCATCTACAATTTGTCCTGCGGAAGTAATAGCAGCAGAACTGTTCTGTGCGTAGTAGAAAACCCTGCCATCTGGCAATACTGCCTTTGTGCCAAGCTTCTGCTTCTGGTCAGAAGTCTCTACTTTTTCCTGTCCATAACCTAAATATATTGTGAGTGGAAATGCCATTCTAATATCCCTCCTTGGGATAAGTTTTGAGCAGGTTCTAAGCCCTGCGATAGTCCGATATTAAAGGCTCGGTCTATCGTTACACCTTTTTTCTAGGTCGCCCTAGTTTTTTATTTACTCTTGTCTCAGTCGAAACAGGAGCAACATTGTCTAGCTTACCTGATGCTATAGCTTCCGAAAAGGTTTCGACCTTCTCCTCTACTTTAATTTCAGGTTTAGTTTCAGGTTTAGATTCAGGGGGGCTTTCAACAAAGCCTCTAGATAAAAACTTTTGAAGAAAAGGTTTTGGTAAGTTTGGACATTCTTCCCAAACTTCCTCTCCTTCAACAACTGACTGTTTCCATAATGTGATTTTTTTTACACCACCTACGGACATTTCAATTCTATTTTGCCTAGAAACCATTATCAAAAACCCCCTTGAATTATTTATTAGCTAGGCTGTTACTGGATCGAGAATTTCTTGTCGAGTTGAAGAACCACGGGTGTCATCAACTTCAAAGACTGCATAGTCTTCAGTAATAACAACCTCGTATGCACGAAGCGAAGCATCTCGCTCGCGCTCTTCTGAACGACCACTTGCGGACAAATGCCCCATAGCAGTCTTATCAGCAATTACTCCGTAACCAGAATCAGTCGTACCAATCTTGGCGATGTTTCCATCCTCAAAGAATGGAACACCCGAAAGCTTCACGCCAGAGTAATAATCTTTTACTGCTGGCTTGTTGAAAGCATCAGGCAACGGGTATGTAGCAAGAGTATTGCCAACATCAGTTGCAAGCTTCCAGATAGCGTTAGGGTGGTGAACCACAAAAAGATCAGTACCAAATTTACCTGATTTTGCAGTTGCAATAAGTGCAGATGCAAAAGCAAGAGTAAGGTTAGCCCCATCAGCACCAAGAACAGTACCGCCATTCAAGGAAGGGAACAGGGCAATGATGTCATTGTCCTTCTTCCGAGCCATAGCGTCACCCATCTGGCGACCAATGATCTTGTACACATCTTCGTTGTTCTGTCGAAGAAGAGTGTCGGTAATAATTACCTTAAGACCAACTTCCGCTGTAGTTGCTGTAACAGTTGAGACATCAATGTCCTCACTGTCGATCATGTCCTGACCTTCAGCAAGGTCTTCCGCATCCATCTGAGCAACTTTAGGGATTTCTAGTTTGTACTCACCCTTACCAAGATTGAACTTCTCAATGAGTCCAACCATCGGAGCGTTATGCTCCTCCGTGTATCGTGCCTGTGCAAGCATGATACGAGACATGTTCTGGAGATTTCCAGATGTACTCGTTTGTACTGCCATGTTTATTTACCTCAATCAAAAATGGAATAGCCAAGCTTCTTAGAAGCCATCTTTGCCATTTCTGTAGTTATTGCAGGATCACCTGCGTTGTATCTATCTAAGACGTTTTCAGAATTAGTAGGTGCTACATCTGCCGCTGGATTCGCGCTGTTCAAACTCTGACCCGGAGTAACTTGCTGAACTCTTTGTTCCAGCTTGCTAATTCGCGACAAAGCTTTTGCATGCTTTTCCATAGTTACAGGGTCAGGCAAGTCTTGTATCTCTGCATATGCAACTCCATATTGAGTTGAAAGTTCATATGCTTTAGCAAGTTGAGTACGAGTATTTAACTCAGCCTGCATTTGCTGAGATTGACCCATCACCTGATTCGCTTGTTGTTTAGCAAGAAACGCTTCTTTAGCAAGAGCAGTTTGCTGTTGAGCCATTTGCGTTGCGGTCGCATCATCCAGCCCTTGATCTATAAATCTTTGGGCTAGCTGATTGCCATATGCGTTTACTTCAGCATCTAACGTATTAGTGTTCTGAATCTGTTCGGCTCTTGTGCGCGCCGCTCTTTCACTTTGAAGTTGCGTTTCCATCTCTGCTATTCGTTTATCGGTAGCAGATTGATACTTGCGTAACTCTGGATTCGGTTGTTCTGTAGTACCTGCTTGTTCTGTAGTACCTGTTTGTTCTTCAGTGTTGGCTTGAGGTTCAGTTTCAGGAACAACCTCGATAGGGGGGTCAACCGTTTCCGTTAAATCTTCAGTGATATCTGCGGCAGGTTTTTCTACTTCGTCAACAAGTAAAATGTCGCCACTATCGGAAGGATTCAACGGAACCTCGGTAACTTCTACCGTAGATTCAGATCCTAGATCGTTTGTCTCAGTAACCATGCTTGCGCTCCAAAATATGACACCGTTAGATGGCACACTTAATGTTTAGGTTCCACAAATAATAAAGCATCAGTTGCTTATTGAGCAACAAAGGTCGGTTTCAGCAGTCCTTGCAAAGCAGGATTGCTACCTAACGGACTAGGCATAGGAGTAATGCCAACCCCTCCCATTGCAGGCTGCTCTGCGGGTATAAGGGTGTCAGAAGGAACTACCGGCTGTGGCGGCGCGCCTAATACTTCCCTAGATGCCTGAGAACGCATGATCTTTTCTACTTCAGATTTCAATCCAGCACGATCTAATGCTTCTAAGAATCCCGCAGGCAACGGCGTGTCGTTTGTATT